GTACCGAGAAGCGGCGCACCCCGGAGAACAGCAGCACTGGCGCGCCGTAATTAGCGCCGCCAGTGAGCTCCATATCGTCCCATTGCGCATATTCGTCGGGATTGACCGCAATGGTGCCGCCGGCGGAATTGACCATGTCGACCGAGACTTGGTTCGCCTCTTTCTTGATGCCCTTGGTGGATGGTTGTGCGAGATCGAACGAAAGCGAGCGGGCGCGCCACGGGATGGCGATGCCGATCACCACATTTGACGCCGCTTGCAGCAGTGTGATCTGCCCGGCATTGTTGACCGTAAATGGCCCCTGCATGGCGCCATCGGCATGGGCATAGACCACCTGGCCGGCGAGAAAGCCTAGTCCGCCGATCAACGTCGCCGGCACGCCTACATACTGCCCGGCACAATCGAGGTACCAGGCACCGGAAGCATCCGGCGGCGCCGTATCGATTGGGAAATAGGACGACAAGAGCTCGACGTATCGCGTGGTGACGCCGTTGATGACGCGACGGACGATCAGGTAGAGCTGCGTCGTGATGTCGTCGACCGATTGGACCGCGCCTATATCTTCGACAAACCCCGTCATCGGGTGGCGCGCGCAACCGATCAGATTTTGCTCGGCGTTGAAGGTCATCGAAACCAAGCTGCCGTCCTGGCAACATACCCAGGCGATACCGTGAGGGTCCGGCTGCCAGGCGACACGCGCGCCGGCGCCAGTGAGCAGGTGTCGCGCGAACATCGTGAGATCGCGCATTTCTGTTTTTTGGATCAGCGGCGAGAATAGCATGTGATAGAGGCGCTTGCGATCGCGGCTGAGGAACGCGACGCCTCCATCGATGCGGGCCGGAATGTGCGCGCATGATCCCTTGGCCGTGTCGGACGGAAACGCCCCGACATTTGCCGGTGTCAACGCATCGAACGGCGCCGCGCCGCGGACCTGGAACTCGCCATCGTGACCGCCGACGATGATGAGACCGCCGCTTTGCGCGATCCATTCGGACTTTATCAGCGAACCGTCATCCGCGAACATGCGGAATGCGATCGCCGGCGTCGCGAGCGGCGACGTCAGATCAAAATCGAACAGGCTGACGCCAGTCGTGATCCAGCCAATATTTCCGCGCATCCACAGCAGTTGCTGCTTGTAGACCATCACGCGATCCGGCCAGCCGGCATCCGCCGACCAGGCCGGCGGCGACCAACGGTAGCTCGCCGCAACGTCGGGGAGCTGCCAGGTGGTGGTCCCGGCCGGCGTCACCACGGTCGCGGTCGCGTTGATCGGATTGATAACGGCGGTAATCCGTACAAAACCGTAACCCGGATAAAGGAATTTCCAACTTATCGAGCCGACACCGGGGTTTTGATAGGTGATAACTCCGTCGAGATGCGTCGGCGGCGTCGGCCCGGTCGAGCCGCCGGACACTGCGGTGCAAATATAAACATTGCCGTTGAACTGGCGCTCCTGGTTGACAACGATGCTCGTGTCATTCCCGACCCAGATCGGAATATTATTGAGGTTTGCAAGCCCAAGCCTGAAGACGCCCCCCACCAGGCCCGCATCCCAAGTGGTGTTCACCCCGGCGAGATTGATGTTGCCGGTCACGGCCGACCAAAGGATGGTGACGGTCTGATCGAGGTTTTGGACGTCGACCGGGCCGCCGGTCGACAGATACGCCCCGATCGTCCAGCTCGTGTTGGAGCCGGTGCGCGTCAGCACCTGCGGCTGCTTGCCGGCGCACGCGAGAAATATTTTGTTGCCGATCTGCGCAAACCGCACATTGGGCAAGTCCGCGGCCGCATACGGAATGGCGAGCTCGAACGGCACGCCGGCGGACAGCACCACGCCGGCGCCGACGAACATCCGCATCACGCCGGCATTGAAAACCAGCATCCCGACGTCGCCGACCGCAAAGCGGAACGGGATCAACAGCCCGGCCTGGGTCGGATCCTTGAGGGCGGACAGGAACATGGTCCCGGGCCGGCGGGTGACGCCACCTTCCGGGATTACGACCATGTTTTCGCAGAAGCGCAGCGCCGTCGAATGCTTGGCAAGATCGGACCGGGCGCGCAGCGCCGGCGAAATCTCGCCGCCCGCGAAGGTGACCTGGGAAACGGGGGCTTCCTTGGCCATCAGGAAAGGGAGCTCCGCCCTGCTGGACTAAACATTTCTACCAGCCCGTGTCGCGGAACGGCGGCCGGTAGACGGTGCCGATGCGGCGCGCCTCGACCCAGGTGGTGGACCGCGAAATATGCTTGGGCGCGTCCTCGCGGGCGCTGTCGAGCGCCGTGGCGTCCATGTCGGCCTTGGCATCGCCCGCGATGCTCTTGCCCATCGCGGGATCCTTGAGGATCTGCGAGGCCCCCATGCCGGCGAGCTGGCGCGCGAAGGCGACGATGAATTCTGCGTCCCACAAGGCCGGCAGGGTGATCTGGCGCGTGTAGCAGACCAGCGGCGAGGTGACGTTGGTCACCATCACCATGGCGGCCGCCGCGATATCGCCAGGATTGACGGTCGCGGCCTCGATGGCCCAACTCTCGTTAGGCAGTTCTTCGATATCGTCGCCGGGCGAGAACGCCGCATTGTCGGACACAAACCGCACCCGCAGGCAATCCGACGGCATCGGGAAACGGTTCTGCAGCGGCCCGATCGAGAGCGTCCCCAGCGCGGCGGGAACAATCCACGCGGTGGAGAAATTCCAGTCGTTCTCGCGCAGGGTCTTATCCCTGGCGATGCCAAGGAGAGAATTCATCACCCTCGCTCGGGCCACATTGTCGGCGAGCGAGCCGATCGGCGGCTCCCCGAGATAGGACAGCGCCAGGTTGGCAACGTCGAGCTCTGTCGAGGCGCCGGGTACGGCCATGAGAATTTCCCGATCTAGCGATGGATGGTGTGAGGCGACGGATCCGTCGCCTCACACGGGGGCGTTACGCCTTGAGCCAATGCAGGAAGAAGTTGAGGTTGATGGCGGCGGTCGAGGCCGCGTTCAACGTCGCGTAGACTTCCAGGAGACCGCCGGGGTCGGAAGCGAGGCCGGCGAACTGCCAGGCGCGCTGCTGCTGGTTCGCGACCGAGATATTGCCGGTGAGGGAGAAGGTGCCACCCGCCGACCAGTTCTGGGCGTTGACCAGACAGTTGGCGACGCCGGCGGCAACGGCCTGGCCGCCCGAGCCCGAGATGCCGACGGACACCGAGGTAAGTCCGCCGTTCACGCCGGCGACGACCTTGGCATCGGGATCGATCATCGCATCGGAAGGGATGTTGCCGATATGATAGATCGAGTTGATGCTGTCGCCGTTGGCAGTGACCACCTGGCTGTTGACGGTGCGGCGCTGGGCGGCGGCGAACTCGGCGCGGACCGCCTGGGAAGTGGTGGAATTGACGGAACCATTCCCGAAGGTATTGACGACGGCCTGCAGCATCATCAGCGATGCATCGGCCGAGTTGGAGAGGAAGAACTTTTTGCTGCGGCGGGTGACCATGAGGCCCTCCATTGGTGTGACGAAAGAAAGAGGAAATGGCCGGGATCAGCCCGGCCACTGCGGTGCCGGCGATTAGGCGTTCGGGCCGGTCATGTTTTTGAAGTTGGAGATCTGCAGGACGCGTCCGTTTTCCGACCGGGTCGCGCCGAACCAGTTTTCGACGTAGATCTGCGGCCGGAATTTTTTGGCCGGGTTCGGGGCAACGTCGGTGGTGAGCGGCGAGAAATCGCCGTAGTGCATGCCGGACTTGAGCCACGCCACCGCGCCGTAGTGGGTCGCGTCGATGTCGGGCAGGCTTTCGTAGGACACCACGTTGAAGCCCGCGACCTGCTGTACGACACGCTTGTCGCGATCGATTACCGCCATCTTCGCGGTGTCGGTATTGATCGTGATGATGTCGTTGAAAAGCTGGCCCATGCCGACGGCGTTGAGTGCGACCCAGCAATCCTCGTTGTCGACTTCGATGAACTGCTGGCGCCACAGCACCTTGGCACGCTGCAGCTTGCGCACGTTCATGCCGGTGTCGGTCAGACCATCGGCCGAACCGATCGCGGCGCCGACCACGCCGCCGCCGGCGAGCGCGGCGTTCGCCGTATAGGCCTGCACGGTCGCACCATCGAGCCCGATGATGCGGGAGCCAAGTAGGGCGCCGGCGAAGATGCTGTCGCGAGCGCGCACAATGGCGGCCGCGATCGACTGAACGTAAGGCGACTGGTACTCGGACAGTGCCTTGATCAGATCTTCCTTTTCGATCAGCTTGCCGTCCTCGACCTGGCGGGGCTTCACCCAAACCGGTTCGTGGTTTTGCTCGATGTTCGGGGTGTCGCCGCCGCGGGCGCCGTCGATGATGGCGGTATGCGGCAGGATGAGGTCGAGCAGTTGCATCTGCCGGCCCTTGAGGTCGGCATGAAACGTGAAACCCTCGGTAAACCGGGATTTCATCTGCTGGATCGCCAGCACGACGTTGGTCTGGTAGGCTAGCTTATAGGTGTCCGACACCGGGCCCGACTGCACCATCATCATGGATGCGTCGGCGGTGTTGGACATTTTGAGGCGCGCGGAACGGCGCGTCACGAAGACGGTGTCGGTGATGACGATGTCGGGTGCGGCGTTGTCGGAACTGGTAGGCGCCTGCATGGCGACCCTCCTGTGAAACGAGTTGCGGGTTCGTTTCGGAGGGTTGGCGGGGGCGCGATCAGCGCCCCGGGCCCGCCTGTCGTTTAACGTCTGCGGTCGACGGCGCTGCTTTTGCGCGTAGCAGCCGGGGCCGCGGGAGGCGGCTTGGCGGGCGACGCCGAAGTTAGGGCCGCGCGCGCCGCGTCAATCGTGATGAGGTCGGCGATGGTCTTGCCGGGGTTCCGCTCAAGCCAGAAGCCGATCGCCAGCATCGGATCCGCCCGCAGCCGGCGCCAGAAGGCCGCCACGAAATGCTCGCTAAACGCGGCCGCATAGGCCGGGGGCGCGTTCACGGCAGCTTCCGCCTTTCCCGTTTGGTGCGCTCGATGATCTTCGCCATGATCTTGTTGTCGGCCTCGTGGACGGCGAAGCTCTTACCGTCCGCGGTGGCGATCGTGGGGCGCCCGTCCGTGTCGGTGTAGACCCGAACCATGTGGTCGACGTTGACGAATTGCCGATGGCCGGACGGCGTGTGGACAGTAATCCACAGGATGAAGGCGATCCGGGCCAGCCCGCGGAGCATCACGCGGCCTTGGAGCCCTTGGCGATGATATCGATCAGCTTCATGCGCTGGGCGGCATAATCCTGGCTGAGCGGATTGTTCGGATTGGTGAACACGGCCATCCAGGCCGTATCCCCTTCGAGCCGCCGCAGCTCGGCGGCCGCGGTGTTGGGCGACATGGCGCCCCCGCCGGACTTATCGCCAGACACGAAGCCCTGCTCGCCGAGCTTGGCGCCGAAATTAGCAAACGCCTTGACGAGGCCCGGGGCGCCGAGCACCCCTTCGAGCTTGGCGCTGTCGTCGGCACCGATGCCCATGGCAGCCACGGTGCGCTTGGCGACTTCGCGCTTGGTGTCGTAATCGGCACCCCACTCGCCACGCAGTGCGGTTTCGAGTGCCGCGGTATCGGCAGCGCCCTTGGCCTTGAAGGCATCGACCCGCTTGTTGATGGTCTCGGTCATGGCGTCGTAGAGCTTCTGCGCCTGGCCGGGCAATACCTTTATGCCGTGGGCGGTGTTGACAAAGGCATCAAAGAGCTCGGCGTCGTGCTGCTGGCCGGCCGGCATCTTAGGCGGATTGATCGCCTTCCCATAGGCCGCCTTGTCGGGGTTCCAGCCGATCTTGGCCCAACCGTCCCATTCGTCGATCTTCTGCGGATCTGGCGCCGTGATGACGTTGCGGTCGCGCGCGAGCTTCGCGGCGCTGGCGCCGGACTTGAGCGCCGCCACCGGGTCGGGGAATTTCGCGCCGTCGAGCCACTTCAGGGTGTCGGGATCGAGGTTCGCGACATGC